CGCCGTCAACCGGCGCCTCGCTGAACAAGTACCGCACGGAGATCGGCGAGGCGCCGGTTGACGGCGGAGATGACGCCGTGCTGGTGGACCGGCAGAACCTGGTGCTGTGGGCGGACATGGCGGCCATGTCGAAGGCCGTGATCGCGGCGAAGGGCGCTCCGGCCGTCGTGGCGGGGGAGTCGCCCCCGGGCGGCGAGCCGCTTGAGCCGGGACAGCCCCCGGACGGCCAGCCGCCCGAAGGCGACGAGGAGCAGCCGCAGGGCGTCCCGGCCGAGGCCATGATCCGGTACAAGGCCAGGCTCCGTGAGGCACTGCGCGTACTGCCAGGATCGATCACCGAGGCATCCGGCGACAAGGGCAAGAAGGTCTATGCCCAGCTCGCCGGGTCCTTCACGCCGTCTGCTATCGCCTGGGTCAAGGCAGCGGAATGGGCTGGGCCGGCCGAGGTGCCCCTCTCGGACATCGAGACAGGCAGTCGCGGCGACTGGGCTGCTTCTGACAACCCGGAGGCCGTGAAGGCCAAGCGGAAGAAGCTCCGGAAGGCGCTGCGGGCAGGCGAGAAGCCCAAGCCGATCATCCTGGTGCGCAGGCCGTCCGGGAAGCTGCTGATCGCCGACGGGCACCACCGGTTCCTCGCCGCCGAGGCTGAGGGGCTGACCAGCGTGTGGGCGTACACGGGCACGGTGGACGAGCAGTCGGGACCGTGGAACCAGCTAGGCGCGCGACAGGCCAGGGATGACCGGGCAGCCTGACCCCGCCGCGCTCCTCGCCCAGGTCGCCGAGGCGCTTAACGCCTGCGAGGACGCCGGGGTCACGGTGAAGCTCAAGCATGGCGCGGTGATGACCCGCAACGGGTACGTCCTCCAGGTCGGAGACGGGCAGTGGGGTGCGCGGACCCGCGCCTACTCGCCGTTCGGGGTGCCTGCCGACGCTGACGAGATGGACGAGTGAGCGCCGTCCACGTTCACCCGCTGAACGACCTGATCAAGCATGAGCTGACGGACGAGTGCCCGTGCGGGCCGGAGCAGCGACCAGAACCGCAGGAAGACGGCTCGGTGGGGTGGCTCGTCGTACATCACAGCCTTGACGGGCGCGAGATGTCGGAAGGCGGATCGTGAGCGAGCAGCCTCCCGAAGATGACCTGCCAGCGGTCGCGCTGGAGCCGGACACGCTGCCGAATCACCCGCTGAGGGCGCAGGACGTGCCGGCTCTCCTGCCGAAAGAGATCGGCTTACCACCACCACCATCAGGAGCACCATCATGCCCAAAGAGCTAACCGAGGCCGACCTAGTCAACTTCAAGGTCACCTACCGCGACCATGGCAAGCCGGACAAGAAGGTCCGCGCCGCCTACGTCACCACAGACCAGGCACTCCCTTACATGCTCGCCTTCAAGGACCACGAGCACAGGACCGTCACGCTGATCTACTCGGATGAGGTGCTCTCCGTGGACCGGCAGGACGACGGGGAGCCGTCCGGTTTCCGCACCACGACGCAGGTCATGGAGCAGATGTGACGCCCTTCGTTGGCCGGATCGTGCACTACGTCTCGCATGGGACCCCGGTTCGCGCGGACGGCTCGCAGGAGTTCGAGAGCCAGTGCCGGGCCGCGATCGTCACCGAGGTCTACTGGCAGCACACCTATGACGGGGTAGGCAACAAGGTTGGCCCCGCAGTCCCCGATCTCCACGCGGTCGGCCTGTGCGTGCTGAACCCTACGGGCCAGTTCTTCAGGCAGGGCGTTGTCTTCGATGATGACGACGACCCGGCGCAGCGCGCCGGAGGCTCCTGGCACTGGCCTGAGCGCGAGGAATCCGGCCACCCGTGACCAGGATCCACTACGACACCGAGTTCCTCGAAGACGGTCGCACCATTGACCTGATCTCGATCGGCATGATCCGCGAGGACGGGGCCGAGTACTACGCGGTCAGCCTTGACATGCCGCTGGAGCGGATCGAGGCTCACCAGTGGCTCCGGGCGAACGTCGTTCCGTCACTGCCGCTATGCGGCGGTGCCCCCTTCATGTGGGACCGGGACGATCCCGGCTTCAGGCACGTGAAGCCCCGGGCGCAGATCGCCCGCGAGGTCCGCGACTTCCTCCGCGCCGTGCCGGATCCGCAGTTGTGGGCGTGGTACGCGGCCTATGACCATGTGGCTCTCGCCCAGTTGTTCGGCCCCATGATCAGCATGCCGGACGGCATCCCGATGTGGACCAACGACCTGAGGCAGGAATGCGAGCGGCTCGGCAACCCCGCGCTCCCTTCGCTGTCCGGCATCACCGAGCACAACGCGCTGGACGACGCCCGTGAGGTCGCGTTCCGGCATCGCTGGCTCCGCGACCACTGGGCGGAACGGGCTGAGTGAGCGTCCCGAAAAGCCGCTGCCCGGATTGCCGGGAGCTGGCAGTTGAGTGCATCTGCCAGACTGACGACGTGCCCGGCCTGCCCCGCGATTGCGGCCCGCTCATCGCCTCCATGCTCGGAGGCGGCGAGCGAAAGCCCGGGCCGCCGTACGAGCACGTTCACCGGTTCCCGGAGCCGGAGACCGACGACGACGGCAACCCGGTTGAGAGTGACGCCGGGCCGCCGGAGTACGTGCCGTTCACCATCGAGCGCGGCCTGTTACCGGGGTCGCCGTGGCAACTGCGTCGTCCAGCCAGTCGTGTCGGGTGGCCCCTGCTGCCGATAGGGCGCCGCTGGCTGTCCGGGCGGCGCTTGCGGAGGCGGCCCGGCCTGAGGCGGCGCTGCGGCGCGCAACTCCCTGAGCCTGGCGTTGTACGCGGCCACGAACTTCGCCGTGTGCCGGTCGTTGCCCTGCACCGTCCACTGGTCCGCGATCCTCCCGGTCTCCGGAACGCGAAGCGTGACGATCGCGGGCGCATGCCGGCCGTACCCGTCGCCTCGCTGCATCTCCGCCTGCGCCCCCTGGGCCAGCGCCGCGTCGATCCGGGCCGTTGAGATCCTCGCGGGCGCCCAGCAGTAAGGCGGCGACAGCTTCTTGTTTCCGAACATGCCCCTTTGACGCGCACCGCCTCCGGGGGGTTGACGGCCGTGGCCGGAGACGTTGCCTCTGCGGCAAGGGAAGCCTTCTGCGCCGGGTGGGCCTTGTCTCAGGGGCCGATGGCCGAGGCGGTTGCCGCCGGGTGCGCGGCCGTCATGGAGATGGCCCGCGAACGCCCGGATGACCCGCAAATCCTCGAGGTGTCGCTAGACCTCGGGAAGCTCCAGGGGACGTGGGCTGAGGTCTACCGGCGCCGCGAGGACCTGACCGCCAAGCACGCCCGCAAGGTCGCCAAGGTCTGGCGGAAGCTCGTCAAGCGCCTCGACCCGGACCAGCTCGTGGCCCGGTACCGCCGCGACCTCCTCATGGCCGAGTCGGCCGCCGCCGGCAAGCCCGACGATAAGCAGAAGGCCGCCGCGCGAGGCTCCGCCTTGTGGTGGCTGTCGGAGATCATGTCCGACCCCGAGTTCCGTGACCTCTCCGGGGCCGTCACCGAAGCGCTCGCCGCAGGCCTCGCCGAGGGTAAGGCCGCCGCGCTCGCGATCGCCGCCGACGAGGCATCCGCGCTCGGCTTCGACTGGGCTGCCGCCTATGCCCGCATGTACGCGGGCCTCACGAACCTCAGCAGCCTCCCCGGCATGTCGGCCACGTGGGTACAGGACATCATCGGCGCGGCTGCAGCCGACGCCGGCCGGGCGCTGGCCAAGGCCGCGGCTGCGGGGAAGTCCGACGCTGAGATGATCGCCGCCGTCATGGACGAGGTGGGCGGGGCCGATCCGGAATCGGTCGCCCTGATGGTCGACTACGCGATGGGCGGCTCGTTCGCCCGGGGCGCACTTGACCTGTACGCCTCCGAGGGCGTGCTGGTCGGCTGGATGACGGCGTCCGATGGCAGGGTCTGCGGCGACTGTTACGGCAACGAGGACAACGGCCCGTACGACCCGGCGGCCTTCCCGGCTTGCCCGGCGCACCCGCGCTGTCGTTGCATTCCTTACTGCTACCAGGGGCTTCCGCTGTCCGCGTTCGCGGACTTCCTTATCACGCCCGGCTAGGAGGCGCCCGTGTCGTTCGACGACTCCGTCAGGCTCATCTGGTGCCTCAGCGCCGGCGGCCCGGCGACCTCGATCACCACGTCCGGCAACTCCGGCTTGTACACCGCGACGAACCAGAACAACCGCACCGCAGTGGACCTGCGCCGCGTCGATGACGTGTGGCTGTCCGTCTCCGCCACGGGCGGGGCCGGGAGCGCCGCGACGATTCAGCTAGACGGCTACGACGACCAGGGAAATCTCTTTGCCCAACTGGTCAAGGTAACCCTCGCGTCCGCCCCCGGCGCGGCGGTCGCGTTCGCCGGCCGGCACTCCGGCTCTACCTCCTACGTCGTGCTCCCCGAATGGGGGAGGGTCTCGTGGGCGCTCACCGGCTCGATGACCGGCGTCGAGATCGCGTTGTACGGCCGGTAAAGGCCGCTCCTGTTCCTGAATAGCTCCAAGAAAGGGGCGGCTTCGCCATGGCCAAGCAGCAGATTGTCACCCAGTACGACGACGCGGGCTTCCCGCTTGTCGCCGCCTTCACGCTGCCACTAACGGCGACCGGCGCCGTCAAGGCAGCCCCGGGCCGGCTGCTGAAGATGATCGTCACCACGGCCCTGTCGGCCGCGGTCACCGTCTACGACAACACCGCCGCCGCGTCGGGGACCATCCTGTTCGCGACCGCGGCGACGCCCGCCGCCGGCACCGTGTACGACGTGAACCTGCCCGCGGCGGCAGGCATCTACGCCAGCTTCGCGGGCACTGGCGCCATCACCTTCGGCTACGCCTGAAAGGGGCCGCACCCATGGCTAAGAACTCGATCGCGACCCCGTATGACGACGCCGGCTTCCCCGCCGCCGCAGCGACGACCGTGAACGTCAGCGCGTCCGGCGGCGTGCAGGTCGTGAAGGCAGGCGCCGGGCGCCTCCTGAAGGTGATCGTGCTCGTGGCGACCGCCACGACGCTATGCACCGTCTACGACAACGCCTCGACCAACTCCGGGACGCCGCTCATCGTCATCCCGGCGGCCACTGCGGCCGGCACCGTCTATGACATCAACCTGCCCGTCGTCAACGGCATCACCGTCAACGGGGCCGCGTCCGCCGGGACGCTTGCCTTCGGCTACGCCTGAGCCGGGAATAGGAGGGCGGCATGGCCAAGACGATCGCCACCATCACCGGGACCGCCCTCGTTCCCGGCGTGTCCCGCAACGGCCGCTGGTACAAGCCGGAGCACGTCACCGAGGCAGTCCGTAAGGCGCAGGAGCGGATCAGGGCCGGCGCCAAGCCGATGGTCATGCTCACGTTCCACGGCGCCGACGACAACTCCCGCGAGATAGCCGCGTCCCTGACCGACGTGTCGCTGAACGAGAACGGCGGCGCGGACTTCGCCGCCGGGTTCACCGACACCCCGGCCGGCTGGGACATCGCCCGGATGGCCGACACCACCGACGGCAAGCCGCCGCACCTGAAGACCGTCAGCATCCGCGGGGCGTGGACCGGCAAGGTCCGCAAGGAACGCGGCCCCGGGGGGCAGGTGGTCGAGACGGCCGACGGGGTTGAGCTGGAAGGCATCGACTTCACCAAGTCGCCGGGCGTCGCTGGCGCGGAGATCAAGACCTTCGACTGGGTGACCGGCGGCGCGACGGAGACCACCGAGCGCGTGCTGATCACCGAAAGCGTCGAGGAGGCGCGCGTGACGATCACCGAGGAAACGCCCCAGGTGCCGGAGGCGGTACGGGAGGCGCTCCGCGCGCTGATCGGCGAGGCCGCCACCGTCCCCATGTCGAAGCGGGGCTCCGGGATGAAAGACGACAGCGGCAAGGGCGTGCCGTACGCCGATCCCGGCTACCAGGCAGACGGCAAGCAGCGGTACGAGCTGGACACGGCCGCCCATGTCCGCGCGGCGTGGGCATTCATCTCCCAGTCGAAGAACGCCAAGCCCTACGACCGGCAGCAGATCAAGCGGATCAAGGGCCGGATTCGCGCCGCCGCGAAGCGGTTCGGGATCACGATCACGGACGAGGGCTGGTGTGTCGCGCCCGCCCTGGAGGTCACTGAGGCGCTCGTTGAGTACTACGGCGGCGACCCGGAGTCCTGCGGCTCCTACAGCCTCTCGGCCACCAACGGCCCGACCACGGTCACGGTCTGCTCCTACGGCCTTGACCCCGCGGACCTGCACGTGGTCCTCGCCCAGGCATGCTCGGCCGCCTCAGCCGCGCTGTGCTCGATCGACCCGGACATGGACGGCGACATCGACGTCCCCGGCGCGGATGCCGAGGACACGGACGGCGACGCCGATCAGATGGACAACGGGGACGGCGTGGAGGACCTCGTGACCCGGCTCATGGCCGCGGTCAGGGGCGAGTCCGCTGAGGACCCGCAGGCGCTCCTCGCCGAGGCGATGAGCGCCGCAGCCGTCACCGAGACGGCAATCGACCCGGCACCGGAACCGGCTGCCGCAACCCAGGAAATGGAGGCTCCCATGCCGGAGACCCCAACCACGGAGGCGGCCGGCCAGGTCACGGCTGCCACCTTCACCCAGGCCGACGTGGACGCCGCGGCGTCCCGCGCGGTCGCCGCGTACGACGAGGCGCGCAGGGCCCGCAAGGCCGCGAAGAAGGCCACCGCGCCGGCCGAGTCGGCCCCGGCCGCGACGGTCACCGAGACCGCGGGCATCGACCAGCTCATCGCCGAGAAGGTCGCCGCCGCCATCGCGGCACGGTCCCAGGCGCCGGCCGTGACCGAGACCCTGGAGCAGCAGGTTGAGCGGCGCGTCCAGGAGGCACTGACCGCCGCCAAGCAGGACCTCATGGAGTCCGGCGGCGGCCCGGGCCGCAAGGGCCTGGTCACCGAGCACGCCGGCGGCCGGCCGGCAGGCGGGGAGCTTCCCGCCGACTTCCCCATGCGGGATGGCGCCATGATCCCGATGGAGAAGTGGACGGAGGCGCAGCGGCAGGCCGTCGGCGCCACCCTGCAGACCCACGTCCTCGGGGACAAGGCCGTCTTCTAAGTCCCGCACCATCCCGGCGCGGGCGAAATCCCGCGCCGGGACCCTGAACAACCCCACCCTCTGGCCGCCAGCGTGACCGCTGGTGCCGCTCACGGCAGCGATGGCCGACCTTCACTCAACCTTGAGAGGAGGCGGCCCTTCATGCCGTCCGAGCTCAGGGAGGCGCTCACCGTTTCCGGTGTAGGCGCGCTCCTTCCCAAGATCATCGACCCGCTGCTGCTGGAATACCAGCGCAGGTACTCCCCCCTGGTGCGGGCACTGCCGTCCGTCAAGTGGGACACGGACGTGTACTACTTCAACCAGCGCACGGTCGTCGCGACCGGCGGGTTCGTCGCCGACGGCGGCGCCGTCCCGGTGTCGAACAGCACCTACGTGCAGAACAACTTCCAGATGCGCCACCTGCAGGTCGTCGGCGCCGTCACCGGCTACAGCCAGCAGGTCACCCGGCAGGTCATCGGAGACCTGAGG